TGTGGCATTGCTTTGCTTGCTGATAAAGTTCCATTATTAATATTATTAATACTAAACATCATTTTATACATTTTCGTCTATGAATATGCTTATATATACATATTCATAGAATAATATTATTTGAAAATGTTATATTAACGACGATGAATAGCGAGTCTTGCTACATAAGATGCGTTGTTTTTATTACCTCCATTTTTTAGGTCATTATAGTTAACATTCAAGGCCACTTGTTTCTTATAAGTAGTGTAATCAGATGAATCTGGGACGAATTTAACATTACATGTTGCTGAAGCTACCCCTGTGCCGTCACATTGAGAGATAATTGAACCAATATGTCCTTTCCATCCTGGTTTATGGGCACTTACTTGATTTGGGCCACCACATACGTAATTTTGACGATTTAAAAAATCACCTAAATTGTTTACGGCACGAAACGGTGTAATAATACGTTTTTTTCCATTTACTGTTCCAGTAGCGTAACTGGTATTCCATGCTCTACGTAATACACCTCTTACCATTACTTGTTCGCTACTTTTAAAACTTGGTGTAGTTTGTTGGGGTGAATATCCTTGGTATGGACCTCCTAAATTGACTGTTGATGTTGGTAAATTTGAATAATTTGGTAATATTGGTGTATTCATTTTATATTATATAATGATATATATATTATATATTTTTTTAAATTTAGAATGAATAAAAAAAACATTCAAAATTCAAAAAAAAACAAAAAATCAGACGAATCATTGGATTCAATGGATTCATCCGATTCAGAAGGTTCTCAAGCAATGGAAGTAGATGTTGAAGAATCCGACGATGAAAATAATAATAATGCTCAAGATTCTGACGACGATGACATGAATTTTGATATCGGATTATCTCCTGAAAATATAAATTCTAAAAATTTAGAAAAAATTATTGAAAATGATGCTATTATTTCTTTCAATTCATCCTGTGTACGTAAAAAATCCAATTGGGGTAAAGCATCCAATAAATACAAATTTGACACTCCGTATTTTTCACCCGAAACTTTACTAAATGACATTCCTAATAATTCGCCAAAATTAAACATTCTTTTGAAAAAAATAGAACAACTCGACAAACTCGATATGAAAAAACACGGAAAATTATTCAAACATTTCATTTTTTCGGATTTGAAATCTGGTACATATGGCGCGAAATTATTAGCGTCTGCTCTTATTTCAAGAGGAATGAAACTAGGCTATACTGCTAATTTGAAAAAGAACGCAAAAAATCGAATCGATGAAGGAGCTGATGATGAGGATGATGTCAATTCAACTGATGGACAAGAAACTACCGATAAAAAAACAAAAAGATACGGTAAGATCGAATTAGTATCTGATGAAACATTACTTGAAACCAAATTCAATAATTTTTACTTATTATCCTCTGTTTCTGTATATGATCAAGGTATTAGTGTAGTCAATAAAAAGGCTATTTTGAAAAAATTCAATCAACGCCCCGATAACATAAACGGAGAACTTGCTCGTATTATTGTTATGGATAGTGGATTCAAAGAAGGTATTGATTTGTTTGACGTAAAATATGTACATATTTTTGAACCATCTACTGTACAATCCGACCAAAAACAAGTGATTGGACGTAGTACGAGAACTTGTGGTCAAAAAGGGTTAGAATTTCACCCCCGTTTAGGTTGGCCTCTTTATGTATTTGTCTATGATTTATCCATACCAGAACAGATTCAGAATAGTTTTTTAGGTGCTAAAACTACCATGGAATTATATTTGAAAACAATGAACATCAATATTCGTCTTTTCAATTTCGCACATGATTTGGAAAAAACCACTATTCTAGGTTCTGTTGATTATGAATTGAATAAAAATATTCATAGTTTTTCTATACCAAATGAAGACGCAGAAGAAGATTTACCAGAAGGTGCTGAATTTGTCTATAATGGTGGTTTTGATAATACGCATCATAAACTATCCGGTGGTAGTAATCAACAAACCCGTCTTATCGTACGTGATGTACCTCCTATTATTATTTCAAGTAATGTTTCTATGAATGAACCAAAACGTATGAATTTCCAAGAATTAAAACAACATATTCGAGAACATTACAGTGATTTTTCTTGGGAATCTGTTAAAATGGAGAACTTATGTACCGATTTACAAAAAGGCGGTTCTGGTGATATTATTCAATATACTCCTTCGCAAAAATTTGTTCGTAAATATTTTACTACATCGAATCCATGTAAAGGTATTATGCTTTTTCACTCGGTAGGTACTGGAAAATGTCATGCTATAGATACCCCTATAATAATGTATGATGGTACAATTAAAATGGTACAAGACATAGAAGTTGGAGACAAATTAATGGGCGACGATTCTACACCTAGAACTGTATTATCGTTAGCAAATGGTGAAGATAATATGTATGATGTTATTCCTGTAAAAGGAGATAAATATACTGTTAATTCTGAACATATATTATGTTTAAAACCAACACGTTTAGGAGTTAAAAACGTAGGCAAACGACAACCAAATTTTCCATTTGTAGCTAACTATATTTGTAATAAAACAGGTAAAGTTAAGGCTAAAGGATTTTCTAATAAGGAAGAAGCCAATATATTTTTAGATGAAATACATACAAATGATTACATATACGAAGTGTCGATTAATGAATTCTTAAAACTACCTAATAATGTTAAAAACAATTTGAAAGGATATCGAACGGGTGTTGAATTTCAAAATAAACAAATTGATTTTGACCCATATATTATTGGATTTTGGTTAGGTGATGGTTCTAAACGAGACCCTGTTATTGCTACACAAGATTCACGTGTTCTATACTACCTTTTTAAAGAAATGCCTAAATATAATTTGTCTGTTAATTATCAAAGCGGATACGATTATCGCATTTCATCTTCTATTCCAAAAGGTGAAAATAAATTACTGAAAGCATTACAAAAATATAATTTAATTAATAACAAACATATTCCATTTGATTATAAAGTAAATGACCGTAAAAACAGATTAGAATTATTAGCTGGTTTAATTGATTCAGATGGTTATAGTGATGGTAAAGGATATGAAATTACACAAAAAAATAAAATACTAGCAGATGATATTGTTTTTTTATGTCGTTCTCTTGGATATGCTACTTATATGAAAGAAACTGAGAAATCTTGTACATATAAAGGTATTAAGAAAATTGGTATTTACTATAGAATTACTATTAATGGTGATAATTTGACTGAAATTCCTGTTAAAATTTTAAGAAAAAAAGTTCAAAAACGCCAACAAAAGAAAAATGTTCTGGTAACTGGCATTGATATTCAATTGGTTGGAAAAGGTAATTATTATGGTTTTACATTAGATGGCAATAATCGTTATTTAATTGGTGATTTTACTGTTACACATAATACATGCAGTGCGATTGCTACCGCTACCAATACTTTCGAACGTGAAGGATATACTATTCTATGGGTAACCCGTACTACACTGAAAAATGATATATGGAAAAATATGTTTGACCAAGTATGTAGTGGCCCTATTCGTAATAAAATAACATTATCAAAATTGGCCATTCCAGACGAACAGAATAAACGTATGCGGTTATTGTCAAATTCTTGGCGTATTCGTCCAATGTCTTATAAACAATTCAGTAATCTAGTTTCAAAACAAAACGCTTTTTATAAAACCTTGGTTAAAATAAATGGCGAAGCTGACCCTCTACGCAAAACACTGCTTATTATCGATGAAGCACATAAATTATATGGTGGTGGTGATTTATCTAGCATCGAACGACCTGATATGAACGCGCTACATCAAGCGATTATGAATTCTTATGAATTATCTGGTAGAGATTCTGTAAGACTTATGTTGATGACAGCTACACCTATTACAGAAGACCCACTAGAACTCATTAAATTAATTAATCTTATGAAACCAATTCGAGAACAAATGCCGACTAATTTCGAAGAGTTCTCCAATATTTATTTAGATAATGATGGTAAATTCACAGATGATGGTAGAGAACGATATTTGAATGATATTGCCGGATATGTCAGTTATCTGAATCGTGAAAAAGATGCTAGACAATTCGCTCAACCTATCATCAAATCAATCAATGCTCCTATTATTTCGGATATTGAACAAGCAAAACGTTTCGACAAAAAAATAGTTCGCGATGTCATGTCATCCGATATTAATGAATTAAAAAATCAAATTATCGAGAACAATAATAAACTCAAAGGTGAATTGAGTGAGGTGAATGAGAACATGTTCTCGTTTTTGAAAAAAGAAATATGTAATGGATTGGAAAAGAAATCATTGAAACAATGTGAAACCGTAGTAAAACATAATATCAAACAAATGGTTGCCGAAGCAAAAGAGGAAATCAAAGTTATCCGTGATAGTATTAAACAAATTCGAGAACTTGTTAAACAACGTAATTTAGCTAGAAAAGAGTCATTATCTGGTGTAAAACAAAATACTGAACAATTTGCTGAAGATTATGATAAATATAAAAATACGCTATTGTATGCTTTGAAAAACAATTGTGGTATCAAAATAACCGGTAATTCAAAATTAAAAGAACTGGTAAAACAACATCCTGTTATTAAAAGTTACGATGAAGAAATCGAGTTGTATAACGTAAAAATACAAGAATTACAGAATAAACTCAAATTGGATGTTCTCCAATATAAGAAAAAATTGGAAAAATTAAAATCATTATTGAAAGACGATTTATCAGAATTAGAAAGAAGTGTCATCAAAATGACTATTCGGGATGAACGCAAAACTCAACGTAATTTGATAAAATTAAAACGAAAAGATAATATAACCATTGAAAAGGAATTGAAAGATTCTATCCGTAAAACCGAAAAACGCCGTAAGAAAAAATATGGTAATATACGTAAAACTATTAAAGAACGTATTGCTGAAGAAAAACATAACGAAAAAGAAATCGAGATGGAAGAAAAAGAATTACGACAAGCCTTACGTAAACAGGGACAACAAAAGGAAGATTTCAAACACGAATTATTGAGTAATTTAGTAAACAAATATAGAGGGAAAATCATGGATGATTTAGTCGATTTAGATGATGAATTGTACGCAAAACAAAAAGAAAAAGAGGACAAACGTATAGCAAAAGAAATGGAAAAGACTCGTAAGAAAAAAGAAAGCGAAACTCGTAAATTGAACAAATTAATGAAAAAAGAATCGGCTGCCAGAGAACGTGCTACACGTAAAGCTCAAAAAGATTTAGAGAAAGAACAGAAAAAAATAGCAAAAGAATTAAAGCGTAAAACGAAAAAACAACAGAATAATGATAAAACCAAAAAATAATTTTTTTGAATTCGGATTCGAATTCGGATTTGGAAATATACTATTATAATAATATTCACTAATAGTATATTTTGATGGATTTATCAAATAATAATTGCGATATCGAGAACATTGAATCAAATAATTTTGTTGATGATGTAACATTGAAATTTCTCATGAATAAAAATCATTATCATCGATATTTATCACATTCTGACCCGAAAAAACATGCTGAATTAGAAGATTATTTTTCTAATATTCGAAAATATAAAAGAGATATCACGTCATTAACAAATGAATTAATCGAGAACCCGAAAAAACAAATCAATGTCGAAATAAATGATATTTTCGAAGCTTTTATGAAATCATTGATTAAATATTTCAAATATAAAGAAATTGAGAACGCAGGCTCCGATGAAGAAGATATGTTGTTCGGTTATTCTATGAATAATACGACGGATGACGATTTGGCCCCCGTAACATCTCCTATAGGTTCATTTTGGGGTAAAGAACGTATTACAAAATCAAATCATACCAATATTTATAATATGAATTATATTCCACGTAAAAAGTCTTTTTCTTGAACACGACTTTTTTTCACATAATATTATAAATACATTGTTTCATGCCAAAAAAAACTAGACATAAGAAAAAACATAATAAATCATACAAAACAAAGATTTATAAAAAAACTTTGAAAACCACTGTTGATAAAATAAAACGGAAATATGATAAAAAAATTTTCAAGCCTATGAATTGTAATCCTATTGTGAAAGATTTGACTCCAAATAAAGATAGTTGTTTTACTGACTCGGTTTTAATCACTTTGAAAGATTCTTATAATAAACATCATTCTAGTAATCCTATACCATACATGAATCCAAAAGACATTTGGGAAGAATTGAAAACTCGAATGTCTACATGTAGTAGAGAAGATTGTTGGCTTGATGAAATAAAAGACCCAAAAATTCGAAAACAGATATTGAATTATTCTTTCGCACCTTATGTACCAGATGATTGGAATAATGAGAAACAATGGCTTTCTAATTTTGATATTCGCGACGTTCTCGAACAATACGAACAAAAGTATAGTAATTTCAAACTTTTAGGACCTACACCGATTGATTTTGATAGTCGTCCAGATGATTACGGAGGTAATTGTGTTTGGAATGAAATATGTAATTTTGATGTTAAACAAATGATTGAATCTGGTAAAACAAAATTAGGTTCCGTATTTAATTTAGCCAATCATACAAAAAGAGGTAGTCATTGGGTTTCCATGTTTATTGATTTAGACGATAATTATATATTTTATATGGATAGTGCTGGTCGAACTATTAATAAAGACATCAAGAAATTTTCAAATAGAGTAATTGAACAATCAAATGATTTGTCGCCACCAAAATTAATTCATTTTCATGAGAATTGTCCAACAGAACATCAAATGGGTGATAGAGAATGTGGTATGTATTGTTTATTTTTTATTATTACTATGTTGACCAATCGTATTGAAGACCGTGAATTTAAAAATTATAATGAAAAAATCGATTTTTTCAAAAACGAACGTATTCCCGATTTTTATATGAAAAATTATAGAAAAATATATTTTAATGAAAAAAAATAATTGGATTGTTGGATTATTGAATTATTTTGTCAATATATTGTAGTATATTGATAAATGAGCCTTCAAAATAGAAATAATGATTCTAAAACACAAACGCCGACTGATAAAAAAGCAACAAGAAATAAAAAAATAGTTACTAAAAAAAATAATGATGATGATGATGATTATAATTTAACTGATTATGAACTTTTTGCTAGATTCCTATCTTTAACCGACAAAAATGTTTCTGAACAACAAACGCTGACTGATAAAAAACCAACAAAAAATAATAAAAATGATGATTCACTCGCTGGCGGAGGAAGCAATATAAAAACAAAAAAAATTAAAGATAATAAAATAGTCGATGGTAAAGAAAGCGATACAAAGAAAAATGCAATTACTACAAATTATAATAATCATACTGATGATGATGATAATAATAATAATAATAATACAACCAATCGCGAAAAAAATAATAAAATAATAGTTGGATTAGCTGTTAAACCTGCCGATAAACCAAATAGTAAAGGTTACTTAATGAATGATTTTAATGCGTTTACTGTATACAATAGCTTACCATATTCTAATATTGATAATGTTAATGATTTCCTATCGAGTCTTTACAAATTTATTCAAACAAAACGCGATGAAAACGATAAAATAACATCATATGACAATAATGACGAAACAAACAAAAAAGATATAACATATATTGTAATTGACCCAGCAAATTATAAAAAAAAAGATGAATCAAACGTTAGAAAAGTAACTGAAAGTGATAGCGATAGCGGTAGCGATAGCGGTAGCGATAGCGGTAGCGATAGCGGTAGCGATAGAGGTAGCGATAGCGGTAGCGATAGAGGGCGTGTTCGTAAAAAATCGAATAAAAGGGAAATAAAAAAAGGTTATCTATTTGGTGGAAAAAAATCAACCAAAAAAACTCAAAAAAAATCGAACAAAAATAGAAAAACCCAAAAAAAACAAAAACGCCAAAGAAAACAAAAATCATAAAGCATATAAATATATTCTTTGAACTATATTTATATACATGTCTATATACACACATCCTGATAACCAAGAACTATTATGGAATATTATCAATCAAAATCATTTCATTAATTCCTATTTTTTACAATTTCCAAAACAAAAAAAAGAATTTTGGTTCAAAACCGTTATAGAAGCCATTTACAATAAAAATCCCAACACAAATATTACAAAAGACGATTTATACAAAATGAACCAGGATACTATTTTCACCATGATACAAATCATACGTGAAAAAATGGTCGAAGCCACCAAAACTACGAATACAAACTCTATTTTCAATAATCCTATTACACAAACTCAATCTCAAAATGTGCCTAATTTTATCAATACACCACCTATAACTCCGGATAATCGTCAAGAAATATTCACGAATCAATTCACACAACGCCAAAAAGAATATGAATCTATGTTAGAAAAAAAACCCCCTGCCGACGTTGATTTCAGTGATAAAATCGAAGACGGGGTAATACAAAACATGGACGAATTAATCAAAACTCATTTACAACAACGCGAAGAAGAACTCAAAATATTCGCTCCACCACCCATTGTTCCTATTAAAACTGATAATTCGACTATGGTTATCGAACCTACTGTCCAACAACCTATCCAAGAACCATCATCGAATGATATCAATCGAGAACTTTTGTTTTCATTACAAAAAATGATGACTGACCTTTCTAGTTCGATTACTGATATAAAAAACGAAATCCTCGAATTGAAAAACAAGAATATAAGCAAACAGTTTGAGAACTTTCAAAGCAGTGATAATTTGTTGGAAATAATACAAAATGAACCCAATGCTGAAAATATTACTATGGTTCCTGATGATAAATAAAATATTTACGCAAAATATTTAAAAAAAAATCAATATAATATATCAATAATGAAAGAATTAGTTTACTATCAAAATATAGCGAATTTTGTTATATCTATAATAGTTTGTTTCAATTTATATTACTATTATCATGTAGATAAAAACACTTTAAATTACTCTATTCCAATTATATTTACACATTTCTGTATAGATTTGTTTGTTTGTAAAACTGATATGAAAATACATCATTTTCTTGGTATTGTTTTAATATCATTCAAATATATTTATAATATCCAATCCGATATTGATTCTACAAATATATTAGCTCTCTACAAAACCGAAATTTCTACAGTTTTTTATATAATAAAATTATGGAACAATGATAATTATTTACAAAATACATATAAATTACCAAAACTAATATTTGTAGTAAACGACCTGTTGTTTTTTGTAACCTTTTTCAAATTTCGTTTATTTGATTATTATCTTTATTCGATAAATGACAGAACCAATTATTCTGATTATCAAATATATTTTAATTATGAAATAATACCCAATTTACTTTTTTTCTCCACTGCTTTTGGATATTTTTTTCTGAATTTGTATTGGTTTTTGATTATTTGTAAAATAATAACAAAAAGTCTTATTAAGAAATTAGACAAAAAAATATTACAAAATATATGTCATAGAATAGTATCATATTCATTTTATTTCAATATATTGATTTCTTCTTATGTTTATTCATTTGACCCAAAACAATCCAATATTTTTGACGTGGCAGGAATAACGTTTTTAAGTTATTATAGTTACAAATATCACGATGCGGTTATAGATTATTTGTCTAATAATCAAATGATTGAATATTCTTCTTATGAGTTAGTATTACCTTTT